TCGAGCACTTCGGCCTCGAGATTCACGACGAAGTCGGCGACCTGCTGCGCCAGATAGCGCCGCTCGAACTCCTCGATGTCGAGGGCGAGCTCGGCGCTCGAGAACTGGATATCGAATCCGCGCTGACCGAACACCGTGACCGGCCGCAGGATGGTCTGCAGCGGGTTGGGATCCGCCACGCGGCCCTTGCGGTATTTGCCGTGCTGAGGAATCGGCACACGCAGGGTGTCGCCGATCTTGGCCTGTTTGTCCTTGAACGAGCTGTCGTACTCGCGGTTGACCGTCCGCAGGAACGTCGACTTCTCGCTGATGAGCATCAGCGCTCGATCGGCGATCTTGTCGGTGGTCAGAAGCTGGTTGGGCACGGTGCTACTCCTTCTAGCGCCGCTGCCCAATCAACTTGTCAGCGGCGCATGGCTGCTTGTCTCTGACGGCGCCACTCCGCGATGCGCTCCTCGGTCGTCATGTCGTCGATGCTCTTGACCGTCGACGTGCCGCTCGGGAGCTCAGGCGGCGGTGGCGGGGTTTGCGTGACTTTCGGAGGAAGCTCGCGCCGATTCGTGTTCGCGGCGTTCCCGCTCAGCTTCGCGTCGATCGCTGCGAGGCGCTGCGCGATCTCGAGCGCGGATTTCCCGCGGAGCTGGTCGAGTTCGGCCGGATGCTGGACGAGATGGCGAGCGATCCACAGGTCGCGCGGATGGCCTTTCAGGAGATCGACCACCTGCTGCGGGATGTCGACCGGCGCCGTGATGACCTCATCCCATGCGCCCGGGCCGAATTCGGCCTCGAACTTCGCGCGTCGCGCCTCGAATGCGCGTCGGGCTTCCTCGGCCGCTTGCTGCTGCTGCCGAAGCTGCTCCTGCTGCTCGCGCTCGGTGAGCGCTTTCTTCAGCTTCTGCTCGACGAGATAGTCGGTGTAGGCCTCGATGTCATTGTCGAAGTCGGCGAGCGTCTTCGGCTGCGCATCGGGCTGCACCGATTCGCCGGCCATGTACTGCTGGCTGATCGCCTGTGCAGTCTGCGGCTGAAGCTGACGCAGTAGAGCGGTGAATTCGGCGAGAGCTTGCCTGCGGCCCCTCTCTTCGGCTCGCGTGAGCCGTTTCCGCATCCAGGGTTCGAGCTTGCGATCACGGTCATCGTGATCGTCTCGATCGTCATCGCCCTGATGCTCCGCCTCGGAGGCAGTGGCGTCGGGTTTCCCCTGTTCGTCCGCTGGGGCAGCGTCGGAGTCCGGCTTTTTCCCGTCGGGCGTTGCGCCCGCAGGCGGCGGAGTGGCCGTTTCCGCTTGCTTGAACTGGCTCAGAATGCCGGTGTCGGTTGATTTCAGCTCGGGCTCATTCGCCTGCGCCTGAGGCGCGGCGTTTGTGGCCTGAGCATCCGCGGCCGACTCCGCGTGAGTGGCAGTAGTAGTCATGGTCCCTCGCGTGGTCAAGGTTCAATGTTTGACGTTTCGCCCATTGGGGGCGTGAAAGGTGGCATCCCGCCGACGACGCGCGAGATGCTCTCGGCGGTCTGCGCCTGCGTGCGCTCGATGTCAGCAGGCGTCGTCGCGCGGATGCGCTCGGCCTCCGCGGCCGTCTTGTCCGCTTGCGCAGCACGAAGCATTGCGTCGGCGACGTCCTTGGGGTTTGGCGTCGCCGGCTCGGTGGGCGGCTGTGCCTGAGTATCCGTAGCCGACGCTACGTTAGCTTCGTCTGTCATATAGCCCTCTTCGATTGAGTCTGCAACGTCGCCAACTTTTGATCTAAACTCCTGCGTGGGCTGCCTTCCGAATCCATGCGCGCTGAACATGATGGGTTTGGGTGCTCAGCTAATCACAAGCGCACCGGCGGGACCGGATAAGCGATGTGGCATCAATGGCTGTCGCGACGGTTCATTGGGGCAGCCCACCCCTCACACCATCGGCGGCGCTGTCGGCGGCAACAACGCCGCAGGCGGCACCGCTCCCATTACGCGCGTAATCGACTCGGCCGTCTCGGCGTTCGTTTTCTCGACCTGCGCCGGTGTCGTCGCCATGATCTGCTGAGCTTGTGCAATGGTCTTTTGCGCTTGCGCGGCCTTGAGCTCAGCATCAGCAACGTCCTTCGGATTCGGCGGCGGAGGTGGAGGTGGCGGCGGATCGTTCTCGCCCGGCTCGAGCAAGCCTTGCGCGACGAGGACGCGACGCACGGCCGTGACGAACTCGTCGATCCCCGGCAGGTCGAGGTTCTTGACGAGCAGGTATTGCGCGAGCGCGCCGATCGGACCGCCTGCAGCGGAGAGCGCTTCGGCCGCCTCGGCGATCTCCATGCGCTGCGTCTCGAAGGACTTGCCGGTCGTGACGGTGATGTCGAACTTGCCGCGGCTGAGGTCATTCAAGATGACCTCTTGGCCAGTCTCTTCGTCGATGATCGGCTGGTTGATGCGGTAGAACTTCTCCGCACCGTCCTCTCCGAGAACGCGAATCGTGCGCGTCGAGTCGTACACCTTCGGGATCAGATCGACCAAAACCTCGCCGGTGAACTGCAGCGCCTTCATGTGGTTGTCGATGAAGATGTAATTCGCGATGTCCGCTTCGCGTTGGCGAGCGATGATCGCTCGTCCGCTCGTCTCGTTGCCGCGCGCCCCGAGCGACGCGTCGTAGATGCCCGTTGTCGCCTTGAGCTCGTCGATCGAGATCGCCGACAGGTTCGCGAATGCCGCCGGGAACTGCGCGGGGGGCTCACGTGTCGGGCGCGCTTGAGGCGCTGAAGGATCGACGTTGTATAGCAATACCGGCGGGTCATCGTATCCGAGCCGCTCGTAGTACGACTGCAGTCCCTCAATCATCTTCGGTGTCGCAGTCAGCGGCGAATTCGGCATCTTCGCGACGACTTCGATGAGCGTCGACAGCTCGAAGTTGTGCACCATCTGCGCGTCGCGGCCGTAGCGCGTCATCCCGGAGTAGTATTCCTTCCCGTCGACGACGTGGAATTCACCCCAGTTGATGATGAGCGGAATGTACTTACCCGGCCAGTCGATGACTTCCGTCAGTCGCTCGCGTCCTGAGATAAGGCAGCACTTCACCACATCGACCGTAATCTCGCGCATCTGCACGATCGTGATGCCCTGACGTGCAGCTTCCGGCGCAATCGGATCGAACTCGACGGCATCCACGATGCGGCCATCGTTGAGCAGGTAGATGAGCTTTCGCTTCGGCTCCTTCCACCAGTACTGCGCGATGCGCACCTCGTCCTCGTACCACCAGTAACGCTCGTTCGGCGCAATCCCATCGCCAAACGGCACGACTTCTCGCCCTGGATAGAGTTCCTTGAACTTGTCGCGAGAGATGAGCGTCGACTTGAAGGCATAGCGAGCATCGCGGCGGAAGAAGTCCCTCGCCGCGGGGTCGAACACGACGGAGTACGGGTCTAGGATCGGCGCAATCAGCAGGCACTTGTCGAAGCCATCCTCGCGTTCGTACTCCATCTTGATCTCCCAGGCGCCGCGGCCGGCGACGCACGCCCAGGTGAACCCGAGGTCGTACGCGATCTTCGCGTGAGAGACGGCCTCGATATTGCGAATGAGGCCCTGGTATATCTCAGCGAGTGTGCGGTCCTCGTCTTCGGTCGGCCGCAGCTTGATCTGCGGGCGATTCTGCAACTGCTCGCCCGTCACGCGCCGGATCATCTGCCGGATGCGGTTGAACTCGTAGCACGGTCGATTACGACGCTTCAACGCGAGATGGTTGTCCCACTGATGGCCCGGGATCATCGCGAATTTGTAGTCGCTGATGGCCTTCTGGCGCAGATCCGACTGATGCTGCTCGGCCTCCTCGAATTTCTCGCAAGCCTCGCGCACGAAGTCGCGATCCGACGTCGGCTGCTTGGTGCTTTTTGCGTCTTTGCGTGCCATGTCAGTAGTCCGGGAACGTCAGCGATGGCGCGTACCCGCGCGTGAACTGGGTCGGTAGTGCAATCGGAAGCGGCTCTTTCGGGCGGCCGAGCTCATCGAACACTTGGTCAGCGCAGATGCACGCCAGGCCAAATGCATCGGCTGCGTGCGACGACCAATCGTGCTCAGGCCCCAGACCGATGTTGCGCGTTTCGTCACGCTTCTCGTGATACCAGCCGAGCGCCTCGATACCTGCCGCGCACGTCGGCTGCGTTTCCCAATCGGCGTCTTCAGGCGCGTTGAACCAGATCGACGGGAACCAGCGACGGCCAGCCTCGATACGGAGTTTAGCCGCGCCTGCGCCCTGATTCGGGATGACGGTGACGGTGTAGCCGGCTGAGCGAAACGCAGAGGCAAACGACACGTCGTGCACACGATCATGCGTGTCGCCATCGTGCGGCAAATACACCTGACAGCGCTGCGGCGTATATCCACGCGATCGCATCCATTCCAGATGCGTTGCCAGCGGCTGACCAACCGCCTCGTAGTAATCGAGCGCGCGAATCTCGCGACCGACGAATTGCATGATCCACATCGCGAATGCGTCAGCTCGTGCGCCTGTCCCACCCAGGTCGCAGAACGCGCGCAGAGTCAGCAACGGATCCGCTGCTACGCGCCCGATTCGCCGCTGCTCGCGCGCTTCGGCGATGTGCTTGGCATAGTAAGCGCCTGACAGCACGCGCGCATACTCGCCCTCCCACACATGCGGGTAGAGCTCGGGCTGTGTGCGCAGGAAGTCCTGCCGCTCGCGCTCGAGCTCGTCGTTCCAGAACGGGTTGTCGCGCCAATTGGCGCGCACGACGATCGCACCGCTCGGCAGTAACGGACCGCGTAGCAACAGCTCGATTGCGTCTGTCGGGCGAGACGGATTCCACGAAAACCATCGCTCAGCACCCGGCGCACGCAGCGTGGGGCGCAGCAAGTTGATCGAGTGCATCGTCGCGGTGTGCGCTTCCTCCCACCATGCACGCTTGAAGCCTTCGAGCGACTTGATCGAGTCCGCCGTGTAATCCCGCATGCCCTTGAAGATGATCACGCCATCACCTGGCGTCGTGATGCGCTCTTGGTAGATTTTGAACCCGTCGCGCTCGCCTAGGCCGAACGCCGCGAGCTTCTGCTCGATGAGATGCTTGCTAGACTGCGTGAGATCTCGCTGAACCTCGCGAATACAGATAGCGCGCAGTCCTTCGCCACCGTTGCTGCCCGGTTCAGCGAGCGCATCCTCGATGAGTTGCTCGGCGAAGAAATGCGATTTCCCGGACGCGCGGCCACCGTACGCGCCCTTGTACGGCGCCGGCTCGAGCAGCGGCTCGAAGACCTTAGCTACCTTGCGTCTCAGCACCCGCACTGACGATCACCCGCTCTATTCGAGCAATGCTGACCGGACCGCCGTCCGGGCCGGAGTGCTCCATCTGGTCACGCTGGCCGAGCAGCTGCTTACCGAGCCAAATCATCATCGTGACGTTGCCCTTCTTCGCCGCTTCCCACTGCATTCGGCGCAGGCTCGCTTTTGCGTGTTGTTTCCCCTCCTTTAGGGCGTCCGCAAAACGGCGCGTGAGGGTGTCCGGAGAGCACTTGAGGACAGCAGCTATCTCCTCGTGCGTACAGCCGATGCCTGCCAATGCACGCACTTGCTCGGGATCGATTTTCTTGCGTGGACGACCCATAAGCCTTTTAGAATCAATAACTTACCGCCGGTGCCGTCACAGTGACACTTACCGGTCCGGTTTGGATTGGCGGGTCGTCGAAGTATCCGGAAGCCTCGCGCACCTCGACACGAAACACTTGCGTGAGGATCGAGCCATCGTCGAGCGTGGCGTCGCATCGCAGGTTAGCCCATCCGCAGAGCTGCGAGGCGTACATGATCGAG